TCGTGTTGTAGATAGAGATTTTAGGCCCGGAAGGATGCCTAATCTGCAATCAAAAAGAACCTCTGTTATTCCACCTTTTATACGAGAGGATTTGGCAAATGTTTCTGATATAGGCGAAAAAATTGGAAACATAGGGATGTCGGGTTCTATACCGGGAATTAATACAAACATTCAAGAAATAATAGAAAGAGCGACAAGGACTGGTTCTACGGTCCCAACCCAGCAGACCCAGACTGGCTCTCAAGAAACAAAAATGAAAAATCCATTTGCTTCTAAAATGGATGAAGATCAAAAATGGAATGTAGGTGAAGGTGGAATAAGTTTAGGAACCACTGTTATTACTGATTACGATCCTGAAACTGATATGTATACAGGAACAGTTGGCGGATTTGCTGGAAATATGCCTCGATCAATCCCCGGATCTACTGTAAGTCAATCTTTTAAAGATGCTTGGAAAAAATACTCAACCCGAAGCGAATCTCAACAACCAAGTTCTGGGGATGATTCAACAAGGAAAACCCTTCAAGAATTAATGGAAATGTTAAGAGAGCAATCAAAACAGAAACAACAACCGACACCACAAATTCCTACTACTCCACAAATACCTACGATGCCAAACTGGAATCTTGGCCCATCAGCACCTGGACCTATGCGAGATAAAGGCACCCCTAAAGACCCATTCATGCCTTCACCAATGCCGCCACAAATGCCTTCTCAAATGTTTGGTGGTTATGGAGGAACTGCTCCAATTGTTCCAGCAATGGCTTATGCGGGTATGGGTAATTTCCCTCAACCACCTCAAATGCAAGCGCCTCAGTATGATCCTGACGCAGAGCCTGGTGGGCCACCAATGCCAACTGGACCTGTGTTTACCTAAATGGATTCACTTGCATTAGCAGATTACATTTTAAAGAAGTTCAACGATTATGAAGAACGAGCCAAAGACTATTTGTCTGGTGGCTCAATTAAAGATATGGAGGATTACAAATTCGTCATGGGTGAGTTATCGATGCTTCGCACCCTACGAGATGACTTGAGAGAAGCATTGCATATTGAAGGAGACATCGATGAGTGAACCCCAAGTGGACACTGTCGCACAAACGTCTATTGCAGACGCATACGTTGAGCCAGAGAAAAGGGTCTTAGATCCTGAGTTACTGGACAAATCGCTCTTAGAGCGCATGCCTAATCCAGCAGGTTATCGATTATTGGTTATGCCTTACAAAGGTAAAGGAATGACCGATGGCGGTATTATGCTGACTCAATCAACCGTAGATAGAGAGAATTTATCCACGATTGTTGCCTATGTATTAAAAGCCGGTCCTTTGGCTTATCAAGATGAAAGTAAGTTTGGAAATGTTCCTTGGTGTAAAGAAGGTGATTGGGTTCTGATTGGCCGTTATGCGGGTGCTCGTTTTGCATTTGAAGATGGCGAAGAAGTAAAAATCATCAATGATGATGAAGTTATTGGGACCATTGTGGACCCAGATGACATCAAATCACTATAGGAGTAAATCATGGCTGAAGAAACCCTGACTGAAGCTCTAGCTAATCTCAATGATGAAAACATTGATAAGGCGGCGCTTCCTGAGCAAAGGCGTGTAGAAGAAGATACTTCTGAAGAATCAACATTTATTGAGTTAAGCGAGGAAGATGTTAATAGCGTCAACCCTATTACTGATGATGTTGTTCAAGAAGAATTTGAAGCAAAGCCTTTACCTGATGAAGAAGAATTAAACGAAGTAGAGCGAAGAAACAAAACTGCTAAAGATCGAATCAATAAGTCAGTTGCACAAGCTAAAGAATTTCAACGTAGAGAATTACAGGCATTGCAATATGCCAAAACTCTTCTTGAGAAAAACCAAGAGCTTGAAAGTAAATTAAATCAAAGCCAAAGCGCAGCCGCTGAAGAAAACTTAAAGGTTCAGAAAAGCTATGGCGTTGAGTTTGAAAACCGCATTGAAGCCCAAGCAGAAGGAGCAAAGAAAGCTCTGAAAGCAGCAATGGACGCTGGTGATCAAGATGGTTTAGTTGAAGCACAACAGCTACTGGCTAGAGCAGAAGCGGATCGAACTGCTTTAAACAAATACAATCAAGAGCTTGAAGAATACGAGCAAAATCTTGAAACGTATAATACGCAGCAAGCAGAGGCTCAGGTAGAAAGCCCTGCTCAATTGCAACAAGTTCCCCAGCAACCTCAATATCAGGAGCCTTCTGATAAAGCAAAGCAGTGGGCAAATGATAATGAGTGGTTTGGAACTAATCGAATAATGACTCGAGTGGCAATGGAGATACACGAAGAGCTCGCAAGTACCGGCATTGACTTAGAATCTGACGAGTATTATTCTGAGTTAGATAACCGTATGCGACAAGAATTGCCGCATAAGTTTGAGAACGCTGCAAACGACAGAAAAAACGTCCAGACTGTCGTTTCGACTACGCGCACAACTGGAAATGGACGCAATCAAAATGATCGTAGGATTGAGTTGAGTCCAAGTGAACAGCAATTAGCTAAGAAACTTGGAGTTCCATTCAAAGAATACGCAAAACAAAAGATGAGGTTACAGAACTCATGAGCGAACAAGAAGCTAAAAAATCGAACGCAGGGTCTAATCGATCTTCGCGCACACAAAACGAACGATCTAATACGGCTGCTCGAAAACCATGGGCTCCACCTCAAGTACTGGAAACACCCCCTCCTCCACCTGGAATGCATTACAGATGGATACGAACTCATATTCGGGGAGAGGAAGACAAGACCAATGTACATATGCGCTTTAGAGAAGGCTATGAGCCTGTAAAACCTGAAGAAGTTCCCGGCTATGATTTGCCGGTAATGGAAGAGGGAAAGCATGCAGGTACAGTTGGTGTTGGCGGTTTAATTCTGTGTAAAATACCAGAGGAGACCGTTGGGGAAAGAAATGCTTATTACCAACGTCAGACTGACCACCAAATGCAAGCGGTGGATAATGACCTGATGAGGGATGAGCACCCTGCTATGCCAATCTCAAGTGAGAGAAAGACGCAGGTAACTTTTGGGAATTCTAAGCGTTAGTTTAGGATTGTTATTTTGATTGTGTTACGGAGAAAGTAAAAGATGGCTAATAATGACGCCCCTTTTGGACTCCGCTATGTACGAAACGTACAGGGCAAGTATAATAACTCTGGACAATCTCGTTATCGCATAACCACTGGTGACGCAACCAATACGACTAATATTTACCAAGGTGACATTGTTACTCAAAACACCGCTGGTATTGTCACTCGTATTGCTAGGGCTGATGGTGGAAGCGCGACTAGCGATATTATCGTAGGTGTATTTAATGGTTGTTTCTATACAGATCCAACTACTAGCAAGCCTACTTGGAGTAATTACTGGCCTGGTAATGCAGCTACAGACGCGATTGCCTTTATTTATGACGATCCCTTTGATGTCTTTGAAGTGCAAGCGGATGCAGCATTTCCTGTCGCAGACCTCTTCGGCAACTTTGATATTGTCGATAATAGTGGTACAGGAAGCAGTGATAGCGGAATTTCCTATGTGGAACTAGATGTTACTACAGGAGCTACTACAGCTACCCTACCAATGAAAGCCCTGGATATTTCTGGAGACCCAGAAAATTCAGATGTAAGTTCAGCAAACACCAACGTGCTTGTTACTATTCAGAATCATCTGTTTGGTCAGAAGCAAGTCGGTCTAGCTTAGGAGGATAACTAATGGCTATTTCAAGAGCACAGTTAGCCAAAGAGCTAGAGCCTGGACTCAATGCTTTATTTGGCATGGAGTATGCGCGTTATGAAAACGAGCATGCGGAGATTTTTGAAACTGAATCTTCAGACAGAGCGTTTGAGGAAGAGGTTCTTATTGTTGGTTTCGGCAATGCTGAAGTTAAGACCGAGGGTCAAGGTGTTGATTATGACAGCGCGACTGAAGGTTTTACCGCTAGGTATACGCATGAAACCGTAGCACTGGCATTTGCTTTGACTGAGGAAGCTGTAGAGGACAACCTTTACGACCGACTTGGCGCACGTTATACGAAGGCTTTGGCTCGAAGTATGGCGCATTCAAAGCAGGTTAAAGCTGCTAATGTTCTTAACAACGCATTTTCATCAAGCTATACGGGCGGTGACGGCAAATCACTTGTTGCCACTGATCACCCACTAGCTGGTGGCGGAACGCTATCGAATCGACCAACTACGTTTGTGGATTTGAACGAAACGTCCTTAGAAAATGCTTTGATTAGTATTTCAACTTATGTTGATGACAGAAACATGATCTTGGCTCTTCAAGGAACCAAGCTGATTGTTCCTCCTCAACTTCAGTTTGTTGCTGATCGATTGCTTGAAAGCCCCGGACGGGTTGCTACAGCAGATAACGACATCAACGCTATCAGGAATATGGGATTGCTACCGCAAGGTTATGCAGTCAACCATTTCTTGACAGACACTGATGCGTTCTTTGTCTTGACTGACTGTCCTGACGGCTTTAAGCACTTTGAGCGTTCTCCAATATCCACCTCAATGGAAGGTGACTTCGATACTGGTAATGTTCGCTACAAGGCTAGAGAGCGATACAGCTTCGGGTGGTCTAACCCTCGTTGCGTGTACGGATCTCAAGGAGCGTAAAGCTTTGGGGGGCTTTATGCCCCCCACTATTCTGGGAATATAATAGCCCTAGCGACTGTCCCAGCAGACGCTTACGAAGACTCTAGGGCGAAACCTTTCGTAAGGAGGAAACCTGATGGCTCAGACAACTTTTTCTGGTCCAATTCGATCTTTGGCGGGTCTTATCAATGCCGGTTATAACGGAGTGGTAAGTTTAACTGCTGACACAACTCTTACTGTCGCTGCTCATGCTGGCAGACCGCTTCTTTGTAATGATGCAGATGGCAAGTTTACTTTGCCTAGTATTGTTGCAACAGAGCCAACAGATAAGGGAGACCCTAATCAAACAGCTAATCTAGGCGCTCAGTTTACTTTTATAGTTGTAACTGCTGCGACTGATATGGATATTTTAACTGATGGCACTGATAAGTTTGTTGGTGGCATTTACACTGGCGTCGATGACGCTACAGGTAAAACATTTATTTCTGGCGCATCTAACGATGTCATTACCCAGAACGGTTCTACCAAGGGTGGACTAGCTGGAAGTATTGTTCGAGTGACTGCTGTAGCAAGTGCTAAATATGCCGTAGAAGGATTGATACTTGGTTCAGGCACTATAGTAACTCCGTTTGCAGACGCTTAATACAGGAGTGAATTGATATGGCTACTCGTATCACAGGTAATGATGTAAAAACTGCAACAGTTACGGCTGATGGAGCATTAGTGGATCACCCTTGCAGATTGCGAGGGTTGATCGTTGCTGGTGGTAGTTCGGATGGCTCTGTTATTTTTTATGATAACGATAGTGCAGCCAGCGGAACTGCGTTATTAACTCTAGGAGTTAATGCCAATACCAATGAAACATTGAATATTCCTGATCAAGGAGTATATGCATCTAATGGTATTTACGCTGATGTGACTAATGTGGATCGTGTAACTATCTTTATTTCATAGGAGAAGTTATGGCGACATCAGGGTCTAGAGACTTTGAGCCAGACGTTGCAGAGTATGTAGAAGAAGCGTTTGAGCGGTGTGGGCTGGAATATCGAACAGGATATGACGGTGTTACCGCTCGACGTTCTTTAAATTTATTGTTTGCTGATTGGGCTAATCGAGGCTTAAATCAGTGGACAATAAATAATACCAATACAACATTAACCAAATCAGATACTTATTTTGATTTAGACTCTTATACTATTGATGTATTAGATGTTGTAATCAGAACAACCTCTGGTGGTACGACTACCGATATTCAAATGGAACAGATTTCCAGGTCGGCTTATTGGAATATACCAACAAAGACCACGGAAGCTAGACCCACTCAATGGTATTTAGATAAACAAATTACGCCTCGATTGTATTTTTGGCCAGCGGCTGAAAACAGCACAGATGTTTTATATATCAACCGATTGATTAGGATTGAAGATAGTGATGCTGGAGCAAATACCGTAGGCGTTCCTTTTCGTTTTTATCCCTGTTTGGCAGCGGGATTGGCTTATTACTTGTCAATTAAACGTGCTCCAGACAGAACGCCTATGTTAAAAACAATGTATGAAGAGGAATTTGCTAGGGCAGCAGATCAAGATGAAAGTAGAGCATCTTTATTTATTGCACCTAGTATGAGATCTAAGAGGGCGTAATGGCTTACGCTTCAGGCAAATTTGCCATAGCGATATGCGATCGATGTGGTTTTCAATACCCTTATAAAACATTAAAAAAAGAATGGACTGGTTTTCGGGTTTGCAAAGAATGTTATGAGCCCAAAGAACCTCAGTTAGAACCATTACCACATGTGTCCGATCCTCAAGCATTAAGACACCCAAGGCCAGCGGTAAGTGTTACGGCTGGTGAAGGAGTAGTAAGAACCATAAATCCTAATAGAATGACTACAGTAACAGGAGACTCCATTGGATCTGCATTTGATATGGATGCATCGACTGGAGAGATAGGAACAGTAACGGTGGTAACCACATGAGTTTTACTTACGCAACGCTTAAAACAGCTATTCAGGATTATTGTGAAACTAGCGAAACTACGTTTAATAATAACTTGTCTGTTTTTATTAAAGAGTCTGAAGAGCGGATCTTAAAAAATGTTGAAATGCCGGTGTTTAGGAAAAATGTCACAGGTAATGCGACAGCAAGCAACACTTATCTTTCTATGCCTAGTGATTTTCTTGCACCTTATAGTCTGGCTGTCATTTCTAGCAATGTTTACTACTATCTTTTATTAAAGCACGTTTCTTTTATTAGAGATTACACGCCTAATGCATCAACCACTGGGTTGCCAAAATATTATGCGTTATTTGATGATACGACTTTTTTGTTAGCTCCAACCCCAGATTCTGGTTATTCCTTTGAATTGCATTATAAGTATCGTCCAGCTTCATTAACTGCTGGCGCAGATGGAGGAACAACCTGGCTATCTACCAATGCTCCTGATGCATTACTGTATGGCGCGTTAGTAGAGGCCGCTACTTTCTTAAAAACACCTGAAGAGGTGGTAGGATATGAACAACGATTTAAAGAAGCTCTAGGTGCATTGACTCGTTTTGGAGAGGGATATGGAGTTAGAGATGAATACCGAGATGATATTAGGGGCATAGTTCAATAATGTTTGAAATAGCAGTTAAATCAAATATGGGAGATGTTGTAGTTAAAACAACAGAAAACAGAGGATTGTCTCCTGAAGAATTGGCTGAACGAGCAGTAGAGCAAATAGTAGGTATATCGTCTTCTGTGGATCCTGTAGTCAGGCAACAAGCAGAAGCGTTTAAAAGTCGCATTTATCATGTGGTTTTAGGTATTATTAAACAAGCGATTAAGAGCGATAGAACAACGCTTATTAACGAGTTTATTCAGCAGGGTCACCAAGATACTGCTGATATATTAAGGAGACTATAATGGCTATTACAACAGCTATGGCGACCTCATTTAAATCAGAGCTTTTACAGGGAATTCATAATTTCCACAATGGTTCTGGTGGAGGAACGACTACCACTACAGGTACAGGTAATACGTTTAAGATTGCTTTGTACACCAGTAGCGCAACTATGTCAGCGTCTACTACTGCTTATGCAACAACTAACGAAGTATCTGGTACGGGATATACTGCTGGCGGCAATACGCTGACTAATGTAGATCCCACCACATCAGGCACTACAGCACTGACTGACTTTGCTGATACTACATGGTCTAGCAGCTCAATTACTGCAAGAGGATGTTTAATTTACAATTCCTCAACTACCGCAGGATCAGCTAATAGAGCAGTAGCGATACTGGATTTTGGAGCAGAT